CACCAAGGTCTTGAACTTGAAGTCCGGGGACGTCATTAATCTGCCAAAGTAAAGTAATAGTACCGTAGTCACTATGCTCTCCTATACGCATTTGTTTGTCTAACATAGGCCCATCATATGCTGGATAATGTATAACTCTTGTTGTGTTGAATGGGACTTTGTGTGCATCTACTAATGTAGTGCCTGTATCTAAGATAGTATCAAACTTCTCCAAAATGCGTAACGTTAATCTATCAGCAATATTTATGCTGTCTAATGCGCTGATTTTGAAGCCATCTATGTCTGGCCACAAATGATCTGGCATACGAGTATCGTTGTAGTTAAATGATTCTTTGATATCTTTTGGTGCAGTAGGATCTACATTTTCGTCACCTACCATACTGTAACCTAAGTTGGTGTCACCTTCATAAGGATACTGCTGTTTTGTTTCTAATGGCAAATCAAAAAATGATCTCATTTGCTGTTGCCACGCTTTCATATTCACACTGTCTTGTTCATCTAGTGCATTGGTAAACACTGCGAAGCCCACTGTGGAGTAGGCTTCGTCAATGCGATCTAAAGCGTCTTCGGCTTGTAAATCTATTATGGGTATCATTTAGGCAACTCTGCGTCAATACCTTCAACATAGTACATCATTGAATCAAGATGTGCTCTGTCTGCAACTTCACCTTCTGCAAGTTGTAAGTTGCCTTTGTTGTCGTAGATTGGACCTGTAAATGCAAAGTATTCACCGTCACGGATAGCATCCTTGACCGCTTGTGCTTTTGCTTCTACTTCTGCTGGCATATTGGTAAATGGAGCCATTTCAACTGATCCATCGTTCATATGTCCAAAGTAACAACCATCTGGTCCGTCACAAGCTGTAGTCCAAGTTCCGTCTAACAATGCACCAACTTTTGCAACATAGTATGGTCCCCAGTTGTCAATAGTTGCTGTCAACTGTGCTTTTGGAGCAAAACGATACTGATCACTTGCTTGACCAAAACCAACTAGGCCTCTTTCTTCTGCTGCCTGGATTGGAGCAGGCGAGTCTGTGTGCTGTGCAATCACGTCACAACCATTGTTGAATAGCGCATCTGCTGCGTCTTTTTCTTTACCTGGATCATACCAAGTGTAAACCCATACTATGTCTATATCAACGTCAGGATTGACAGATTTGGCACCGAGATAGTATGTGTTGATTTCACGCACAACTTCTGGAATAGGGTATGCTGCCACGTAACAAATCTTGTTGGTCTTTGTCATCATACCAGCAACAACACCTTGAACGTGTCTTGCTTGATAGAGGCGCAATCCGTAGTTGGCCATGTTAGTGCCATTGGTTTTATAACCAGTTGCGTGTTCAAACTTTGTGTTTGGAAACTTCTCTGCAACTTCTAACATTGCATCCATATATCCAAAACTAGTTCCAAAAATAATGTCTACACCTTGCATAGCCATCTGTGTAAAAACTCTAGTAGCGTCTGCACCATAAGCAACTGACTCTACAAATCTTGTTTCTACTCTGTCGCCGAAAGCTTCTTCAACTTGCTGACGACCAATGTCGTGTCTATATGTCCAACCGTGGTCACCTGTTGGTCCTACGTAAACAAACCCGACTGTTACTTTATCTTTTGGCTCTCCTGCACTTGCAGCCAAGCCGAAAGACCCCATCAACATAAGTGATGCGGCCAATAGTTTAAATAGTTTCATGTTATTCCTTTCGTTGTGGGTGTTCTCTAACTATAAAATGTTTCACCCGTGTGTGTAAGTGCCACTTTTCTGTTGCTAGGTAAGTGACCAACCCCCTTAGATTACGCTGCTAGAGCAAATCCAGAAGGTGCAAAGTTATCGTTTGCATTTGTGTTTTGTAAACTTGCCTACCTGTCGAATCCTATGTCGCCCCCATCATAAACACACGACTTGTTGCCTCTCGGCTCTTGTCCTATGCACAGGAAAGCAGGTGCATCTACTCTCATGTGTTTATGGTGGAGGCGTCCGGTACCGCCCCGGAGTCCAAATACGCTTTGTAACGCCTACCAGCTATTTATAACATAGAACAAAAAAGATGTCAACCTGATAAATAACTTGGTTTAAGATTAGTTTCAGATAGTTTCTGGACATATTTTTTTTAGGTCGAAAAAAGGAGAAAAAATGACACAACTAATATCACCCACAAAGTTTACAAAGACAGTTGGCCTTTTAAGGTCATTTTTTTTGGACAAAGGTTTTGAAGAAGTCCATACACAAAATAGATTAAGCATACTAGCCGCTTGTGAAGATCCGTTCAATGTAGCAACGTATAACTATGCAGGCAATGTTTGGCCGTTACCGCAAACAGGCCAGATGTGGTTAGAACATGAACTATTAAGCAGCCCCAATAGCAAGGGGTTTTTTTGTGTCAGCACTTCCTATAGACAAGAGCCAAATGCAATACCAGGCAGACACGACATAATCTTTCCTATGTTTGAGTTTGAGTTTCCTGGCAGTGTAGATGATCTCAAAGCAATGGAATATGAACTATGTGAATACCTAGGATTTGATCCACTTACAGAAAAAACATATGCAGAATGGCAAGAACACTTTGGATTAGATGAACTTGAAGAAATGGATGCAGATCACGAACTAGCTATGGAAGCACAATTTGGTAGCAGTTTGATTACCAACTTCCCAGAAATGACATCACCATTTTGGAATATGAGTAGGAACGATGATGGTGAGACTGCTAAAAAGATGGATGTTATCTTGGGCGGAATGGAGACTATTGGTAGTGCAGAACGTAGTTGCGATGTTGACATGATGCGGTACACATTCCACAGTATAACAGATGGCGAATACAGTGCATTGCTTTACAAACTGTTTGGCAAAGAACGTGTTGAAGCAGAACTAGAAGAGTTTTTGAAGTTTGACTTCTTCCAAAGAGTTGGAGGCGGTATTGGTATGACAAGAATGATTGCTGCACTAGACAAGCAACAGGCATTAGCCCAGGCAGCATAACTTAATCCGGGGTGGTGGAATAGGTAGACACGCACGACTGTTTATCGTGTGGTAGATGTACGCAAAATATTTACCGTGTAGGTTCGAGTCCTACCCCCGGAGCCAAGTTACCACTTTTCTGCTGTTCTTTTTTTGATATCTTTTTGGGCACGGATAGCATTCATAAGACGAATGATTCTGCTTTTCTTTTCCCCTGGGCGTGAATAGTTATTCTTCTGTTCCCAAGTTTTATCTTGTTCAAGTTCTAGTGCAAACTTTTCACCTAAAAGTTTTTCTAAGTACGACAAGTCGTCGTCACTTAGTTCTTGTATCTTCTTCGAAACCATTCTGTATGTCTCTCCATGCTTGTTCAAACTGTTCGTCATAGTCATACAAAGGGGCACCATTAGAACCCGCCATCCATAGACGTCTAAAGTATCCTTCTGCACTTCCTATAACTGTTTCAGGGGTAGCGTCGAGGTGACCTTTAACCATATAGAACAATCTGTACTCTTCTTTAAGGTCGTTTCTCAACATACTGTATTTACATATTTGTTACATTTAGGGCGCTAACATAAGTTCAAAATGCTTCATTGTATCCTTCTAAAATACATTGTTTATAAATTTTATTAGCTTGAGGTTTTGGACATTCTAATTGATATATAAATTCATCTGAATCATAATAATCGATATAAGCCATATTGAATCTTAAATCAAATTCAACAGTTTTTGTGTCAAATTTAAGTATTGCATTTTTTGCATTAATTTTCATGTGAACGTTTTCTCCACTTCTTTAATTATATTAATGTCTTTGCTAATAGTGCAATGAAAATAGTAATCAAACGTGTGTGCAACGTTTTCGTTTACTGTGTAAACACCTTCACAGGTAAAATTGTTCTTGTCAATCCAATCAACAATATTATTTTTATTCTTTTCTGTTGGTTGATATACCACTGTCCTTGCCGTGTCTTCACAAACAAAAATAATAGTGTTATCGAATAACTTTTCAATCATAATTAACTGATGCTTCCAATATTTGTTGTAAATTTAAACCATGCATATCATTGTCTAACACAATTTCTCTCATATCTTCTTTATCTATTATATTATCATCCCCAAGGTATATAAGTAAGTCAGCCATTGTAATAGAATCTTTTATATTATGTGCTAACCATATTTGACTCATTATCAAAGCATTTTGTATTTTTGGCTTATCTGTAATTTTATTTTTTACAAGCCATTCTATTGCTTTTTCTTTGGCATCATTATACATTTGAACTTTATATGCGATATTTTCGAGATATGTTTTTTCATTCATGTCTTATTTTTCAAATCTTGTATTTCTTTTCTACGTTCAACTATTAGTTGTTTGATATCGTTAAGAGCCTGCCGAGCACGGACAGCACTTACTTTGACGCCTTCTTGTTCAAACTTTTCACTCTCTTTTACATAAGTTGCAAAGGCAATTTTAAGTTGTTCGTGTATATCACTCATTACCTACAATGTGCTCGTATATTTCTTTCCACTTAACAACCTTCTTCATACCAACTGGAACACTGTCATTCATATTCCATCCGTGTTCGATAAGGATCGGATTAAGTCCTACGTTAAGTCCTGCAATGGCATTCTGCATCTTATCTTCGATCCAATAATAACCAGTGTCAGCATAGTGTTCATCTAAGAACTCATCTTTGTCAGCACCCGTGTCTAAGCACTCAAGCACTGTAAATGCTGTAGGACCAAACATCTTCTCAAGATTCATTTGACGTAGTTTTTTAGCACTTGGATCTAAGCTAAGGCTTGTGATGCAATGGAACTCGTATCCATGTTCTTCGTGTAGTCGCTTTACATAATAAATGCTGTCACGTAGTGCAGGTAGAAAGCCTATTGCTGCTGATTCATTAAACCGATTTACTAATGCTTTACCTTCTTTTTCTTGAATCTGGAAACGTTTACTAATGTTATATTCTTGATTACCATTTGGTATTTGTGTATAACCATGTTGCTCCATCCAAATACAAAATGCCCATTCCCAGTTAAGTAGTACCCCATCACAGTCTGTCAAAATAATCTTATTCATAATTTGCCTTTCTAATTGCCTATGCTTTATTATAATAGATTTTTTTTAGTTTGTCAAGCCTCAACATACACAGTTGATGCTGAACTTGTTATTTTGCCATTGTTACATGAGACTGTTTCGCCAAGAAAGGTTACAAGTTTATTTACTGCATATACCGAGCTATTTCCTGTTCTTACTGATCCTGTGTGAGGAAGACAAACAATTGTTGTTCCACCCATTCCATCTGGAACCGGCGTAGGAACATTATGTGACACTGTTGGATCGGTTATTCTTGAAACAAGTTGATTTTCGGCAAATACTGAACTTTGCCCATTGCTAAGGGTAGTTGTAGTATCACAAGAATGTCCTGTTGTACAAGTATCAGTTTTTCTTGCAACTAAACCACCCATAAAATTATCCTGGCATTGCTAATCCTGTTGTTGCTTGTGTATATTGACTTGCCATATCGGCTTGTGTTTTTACCACAAACTGAACTACACTTTTATTTACCACAATATTTTGGGCTGGATCTGCTGTCAGCAACCAAGGTCCTAGTCCAAAACCACCTTGGTTTTGCATTAATGCCATAGGCTTTGTAACTGTAAGGGTTTTATCGTTTTCTTCAATAAAACGAGCAACAATTTCTTCACCTGCACTTGTGCGGAAAGTAATAGTATCATTTTTATTGTATGGGGGTTGTATTAACATTATAATGTGTGTCCTGTTCCTGTATAGTTAGTGTCTTCAATGTATTTTACAAACTGTTCAAAGCCGCCGACTTTTTGTCCGCCAACTACAATCTGTGGAAATGTTCTTGCTTCTGGAAACTCTGCAAGGACCGCTTCTCTTGTAAAGTCTTTGCCCATTTCCAAATATTCATATTGATAGCCACGCTGTTCGCATAGCATTTTTGCTTTGTTACAACTTGGACAAGCTGGTTTACCCCAAATATGTATCATAATGAGAATCCTTTAAATGTGTCTGTGCTCACATCCTGCTTTGTACCACCTGATACATATGATGTGATTTCTGTTTCTTGTGGAGCCACTTGTACATCAGCACCTGATATCCACTTCTGTGTCCAAGGCAACGGGTTGCTCTTTATATTGTAAGGACTCTTAAGGCCTACATTTGTCATTCTGCGTGTAGCAATCCACTCAACATAATCGCCTAACAACTGAGTGTTTAAACCAATCATGCTGCCATCCTTAAACAAATATTCTGCCCAAGCCTTTTCTTGATCTGCTGCATCTACAAACATTTGCAAACATTCTTGTTCAGTTTCTTTTGCAATTTTGGCAAAGTCTGGATCATCTTTTTGTAAAACTTTTAGCAACATCTGTGTGCTTGCTAGGTGCAAGTTTTCATCACGTGCGATTAGTTTGATAATCTTTGCATTGCCTTCCATTTTCTTTAGCTCTGCAAATGCCCATGAGCAAGCAAACGATACGTAGAAACGCACACCTTCAAGAATGTTCACGCTCATAAGTGTAAGCCAAATGTTTTTCTTTAGTTCGTATAAATCAACATTAACTTTTTTACCATTCACTGTGTGGGTTCCTGCACCTAACAAATTATAGTAGCCTGCTTGTTCAATTAAGTCATCGTAATACTTTGAGATGTCTCCTGCACAGTCAACAATTTCCTCAATGTCCAACATCTCGTCAAAGATTTTACTTGGATTGCTGTACACGTTGCGAATGATATGAGTGTAACTGCGGCTATGGATAGTTTCACTAAACGTCCAAGTTTGGATCCAGTTCTCTAGCTCTGGCAAACTAACCACAGGACCAAATGCTTCTACTGGTGCTCGCCCTTGCACACTGTCCAATAGGATTTGACGCTTGAGATTGCTTGTGAAGATATGCTGCTCATGATCAGTCAAACCTTTGAAGTCTTTTGCATCTTTATAGATGTCTACTTCTTCAGGACGCCAAAAAAATCCTAACTGTTTATCTGTTAAACTATCAAAACTTTTATACTTCAGCGTATCATAACGCTGGATTGTAGGACCACCTGTTGGGTCCAAGAACGCCAACACTTCTGTATGGTTGGCACGATTTTCTACGTCAAAAACGCTCATAGTATTCCTCTCTCTGTATGTATTAAATTATAATCGGATCTGGTCCGTTTGTCAATCTTAAATTACGCAACTTTCACATTCCTCATCATCCTCAATGTGATAGCCGTTTGTTTGTGGTACTTCTGCTTCACCAACAAGTTTGCTTACATCTAGTTCGCCTTGTCCATCATGTGTGTTAAAGTAGTATAACTGTTTACCACCATATTTGTAAAACATCAACATATGCTGTAACATCAAGCTCATAGGAATCTTTTCATCTTCAAAGTAGATTGGATTGTAACTTGTGTTTACGCTGATGCCTTGGTCAATATATTTTTGTAGCACTGCCATAATTTTAATATAACCTTCTGGGCTACGTTGATCCCAAAGTAGATCATATTTGTTCTTTAGTCGCTTGTACTCTGGTACTACTTGTTTAAGCACACCATGCTTTGATTGCTTTACACTGATAAGGCTACGTGGTGGCTCAATTCCGTTTGTAGCATTTGCAATCTGCGCACTTGTTTCGGCTGGCATTAGTGCCATTAGTGTGCTGTTACGGATGCCTGTTTCTTTTAGTTGCTTACGCAAACCTTTCCAGTCCATGCGTTCTTTATGTTTAATCAATTCGTCTAAATCTTTTTTGTAGGTCATGTTTGGTGTAATACCATGTCCGTACTTTGTTTCTAATGTGCCGCTGATAGCACCTTGCTCTACTGCTAAATCTGCACTTGCTTTGATTAGATAGTATGACCATGCTTCTGCATACTCGTCGATAAGTTCTAATCCTTGTGTGTCAATGTCTTGATATGTTAGGTCATGCTTGGCTAACCAATATGCAAAGTTAATAATACCAACACCAATAGGACGGCGTTTCTTTGTAGAAAGTTCTGCGGCAAGTATTGGATAACCTTGATAACTTAGTAGTGCATCTAGTCCACGCACTGCAAGTGTACAAGCCTTTTCAAAGTCTGCTGGTGTGCGCACATTACCCCAATTAATAGCACTCAATGTGCAAAGGCTAATTTCACCTTCAGGATCATTTAGATCTTTTAATGGCTTTGTTGGCAAGTCAATTTCTGCACACAAATTACTTTGTCTAATAGGTGCAACCTCTGGAAGGAATGCACCGTGATCATTTGCATTGTCTACATTCTGTAAGTAGATACGTCCTGTGTTTTTACGTTCTTCCATAAACGCACCAAACAACTGTGCTGCTGGAATAGTTTTCTTACGTAGTCTTGTATTGCGCTCTGCTGTTTCATATAGCTCACGGAACTTGTCTTGGTCAGCAAAAAACGCATCGTAAAGTCCTGGCACATCACTTGGTGAGAACAATGTAATATCTCCGCCTGTGATAAGACGCTCATACATCAACTTGTTAAACTGCACACCATAGTCCATATGACGCACACGATTTTCTTCTGTGCCTTTGTTGTTCTTCAGCACCAACATATCCTCTACTTCTAAGTGCCAAATTGGATAGTAGATTGTAGCTGCTCCACCACGCACACCACCTTGGCTGCATGACTTTGTTGCTGCTTGGAACATTTTGTAGAATGGAATAATACCTGTGTGATATGCATCACCTTTACGTATTGGGCTGCCAATAGCACGGATACTTCCGCCACCTATACCAATACCTGCTTTTTGACTTACGTACTTAACAACGCTTGCGCTAGTAGCATTGATGCTATCAAGACTATCGTCAGTTTCAATAAGGACGCATGAAGAGAACTGCCGCTGAGGCGTTCGTACTCCAGCCATAACAGGAGTAGGAAGACTAATATCATGTAGGCTAATAGCGTCATAATAATCCTTTACCCAACGCAACCTTGTTTCTTTTGGATATCCTTGGAACAATGTTGCTGCAATCAGCACATAACACATCTGTGGTGTTTCGAATATTTCACCTGATACTCTGTTCTGACACAAATACTTACCACGCAACTGCTCCATGGCAACATAAGTTAGATTTTCATCACGCTCGTGTTTAACAAAACTATTTATAGCATCCCATTCTTCATCATCGTAATAGGTTATCAGTTCTGGATCATAAAAACCTTTTTCTGTGTTGCGCTCTACTAATTCTTTTACTGTACATGGCTCGTAGCCATTGTAAACTTCTTTACGTAGTGCATAATTAATAAGTCTACCACCTACAAACTGATAGTTTGGTGTTTCTTCACTGATAAGATCTGCTGCTGCTTTGATAAGTGTTTCTTGGATTTCACTTGTGTGCATTCCATTAAAAAATTGGATCTGACTCTTAATTTCTACCTCGCTTGGACTAACGCCTGTAATATTTTCTGTAGCATAAAAAACAACTTTGTGTAATTTTTCGATGTCTAACGGCTCACGGCGTCCGTCACGCTTGGTAACTTGAATCATTATTTTTATCCTTATTTTTTAGTTATCAGGTATTTATTAATAGGTTGGTAATTCATCATATCGTATTTGACATTCGAGATTTGGTAATTCTTTTGTGTCAATACTCTTATCATAATAATACCCAATTGCTTGATTGTCAACAAAAAGAAGATACTTCATAGCACTTTCTTTTTTGTCTAGTACTATATGTATCTCGAAACGACTGTGGGAAAAACGGTCAGTTAACTGTAAAGTATAGTACATTGCAAGAATTTTTGTAAATTCACAATAGGTGTTTTCTTTGAGCAACTCCCAAGGATCGGGCCAAGTTTTTTTATCGTAAGGATCGGCTGCAATGCTGCTGATAGGCACATTGTTCCAAAAATAAATAACATCAAGCAATGGATTTTCTGCTTTTTCCAATTGTTCACGGAACTGTCGCCAGAGTTTGATTCTGTCAAATAAATTTTTATCAACCATTAAACTATATATTTAATTGAGAATTCTAGTTCGTCATCAACTGGAGATAGTGAATCAATAACAGTGTTGAATGCATTAATGTGTATTTCTGTATCACTGTTTTGGAATGCATTGCCTCTAATACCAAATACTAGAAGTCCTGCCTTACTAGGGTTACCTGTAAAAACGTAGTCATCATTAAAACTAATACTTGCACCTGTGTATAATTTATTATACAAAATCCTTATAGTACCTTGCTGATAAACTGGTCCAGGAGATACTTCTGCCCTGTACATATAATTAAGCTCAATAGTACCTCTGTTGGAATCAGCTGGCAATCTAATGATTGTAGTACCATCAGTTTCTACACTACCTGTGTCTAAAATTGCACCAATTTCTCTTTTTACAGGAAAATTTAAATTAGTCCTTTTACTACCTTTTATTTCTGGTAGGTAATCTTGTGAAAAATATAAATCGTCAACTGTTAATTCTTGCGTTCTTTGGAAGTAATCATTTACGCTGCTGTTGAAATCCATATCTCTATAGTCTGCATCAGAAATACCAGTAACATCATTTTTATAAAATTCAATCACAGGTGTTACAACCACGCTGCTACTGTTGTCTCTGCCTACATTTAAGAATGTGTTACTTTCACTACGGTTGTAATTACCAGTGCGAACGTAAATACCCTGTTTGTCAATTGCATCAAATACATAATCTTTAATTAAAGTATGTTGTGATCCATTTTGTTTTCCTACCGGAAGCACAGTAAGTGCGTCTCCTCCAAGACTAAATCCAATACCACAATTTTCTGCCTTGCCAAACATAAATTTGTTGTAATTTATGTCGTAATCACTCCATACTGCACAACTTAATCCATTGTAATGCACATTTTTGAATATGTTATTATCAGTGGTTGCTGTTGCAACACTACCGTTTGAAAGATATATACCAATCCAATTACTTGCAGGATCGCCATCACTGTTAATTGCTAATCCATTGCTCCAAGATCCATTGATTTTGATATTTTCAAATTCACTGTCTTTACAATTTTCTAGTAAGATTGCACCACCATAACTTGTGTGAGTGATTGTCATATCTTGAATAGTAATATTACGAGCCATATTGGTTGAATCTGTTGTACTTGGATCAGCATATGTTCCAGGCACACTGGTGTCATTTACAGTTTGGAAAATATGAGCAGGCGAATTATCTGCAAGACTCAAAATTGTGGTCTTGTCTATTCCATCACCAATAAGATTTGCGTATGGAGGAACTCTTAAACCACTGCCTCCGATGTAGTATTCACCTGCAGGAAAATATAATTTAATTCTGCTTTTAGCTAAACCCTTTGATGCTGGATTTAAAAACAGTTGATCAATAGCACGTTGTATTTTTACAGTTTGATCTTCTGTGCTGCTTTCAACACCAAAGTCTCTAATGTTAACAATATCATCTAATTTTTCTTGTAGTGTTCTTTCTACTGGACTACTAATGGCTTCGCCTGTTTGTATTTCACCTCTTTTATAAGCATAATTTCCAACTGTTGTTAGTAGATCATCTGCTTCAGTTAAGATTTTTGTATTACCAACTTGCGGCGAACCTTCAGACACCGCACCATTACCAATGTAAAGTTCTTGGGTGTCAATAGCCCATCCTATTTCACCTGATGCAAGTTGAGGTAATCCACTTCCTTGATTTTTTCTGCCACGTCTGTGTTGAATACGAGATATCTGTACAACGGCCATTCTTAACTCCTGATATTGTAAATGTATTTATCTAGAGTATGTCTTCATTAAATTCCATAAAAGTTGTTGTGATCGAAATGCGTAAGATTCATTAATAGGATTATTTTGTATTGTAAAAGAATTTGGATCTAATAGTTTGATATTACCTTGTTTGTCTAGTACAAAGTTAGCTAAGTTCATATCCTTGTGCATAAAATAACTACCGGCAGGTAAGTTCTGCTTAGAAAAAAGCAAACACTCTGTATAGATTCTTGTATAAAGAATTAAAAAATCACGCTTAAATTCTTCAGATAGATTGTATTGGTCTTCAATTAATGTTGAGACAGATTGATCTATATCAATGTATTCCATAGAAAAGGTTTTCTCATCGATCCATTCAATTAATTTAACAGCATAATTATTTCTACTGCTGTATTGTTTATATAGATCAAAATTTTCTTTAGACCAACTCTCACGGCGTAAAGTTTTAATAACAAGATTCTTTTTAAAAACAATCTTGCTTTCTCTTTTTACTATGCTTTTATGCTTTTTCATAATATTGTTTACAACGATTCCACCATTCTTGTTCCCATTCAGCAAATTCGTCTGGCCACAAGTCAAACTGTTGATACTCTCCTGCACGACTGCACATGAAGATATGTCCTTCACGTATATCAGTGCCATGCACTTCATTGTGTGCAATTGCATAAGCTGTAAGTTGTAGGAAATAATCTTCAACCCATTCTAATTTCTTAGGCTTGTTCGTTTGCTTAAAATCCATGATGCATGGATTGCCTTTATACACACCAACCAAGTCAGTTGTACCTGCATAGATATTAGGAACATATAGTGGAACTTCACTGCCCCATATTTCGTCTACATCATCCATGGCGTGTACTTTGATAGTTGTAGCCATCATATGTGCTTGTTGTGCATAAGGATTACTACCAGGTTGTGGCCACTCTCCTGTTTCAACATACTTCTCTAAGTAGTGGTGCATCCTAGTTCCAACGCCACTTGCTTCTGTAACAATCTCTTGTGCTTTCTGTTCGCCTACACGTTTTTTCCACGCAATTAAATGGCTCATATCTTTTGTGTTGCTTAGGATAGTAGTAACACTGGCTACTGGTGCGCCGCCAGGTGCTGCATAACGGCGCTTGCCGTCTACTTCTACACGTTTTAATTTTTCATACGTGTACTTGGGTTTGATTAAAGTCATATGTTATATTAACATTAAAGGTCTGATAAGTCAACAGCGTTTTTAGCCATTTGTCCTACAGTGTCTCCACCTTCACCACCTTGTGGTAGTGCATCCACACTATCACCTTGGAAGTTAATTTCGTCTTTATTAAAGTTTTTGATTATCTTTTTAAGTTGTGGATCTTTGTTATAGTTCATAGCAAACGTTTCGTAACTAAATGCTTCTACGCCCATGCCTGCCAGCATATCATTTAGTTCATCTACTCCAATAGAGGTTTCGCCGTCAGCTTGTAGCTGCTTCAAAACTTGTATTGTTTTTGGATTAGTATTCTCTGTTACTTTTTTTTTGAAAGTTTGCGAGCTAGGTTACGTGGATCAACACTTTCACGTGTTTCTCTACCTGCTGGCTCTTCGCCGCCTGCTGCTGCTAGGTCAACATCACCTTCAGCTGGCATTGGCTCTGCTGCGTCCATATCAACTGTTGGTTCCATACCCATATCATCTGCTGGTATTTCTTCTGCACCCATTGCCGGAGCAGGAGCACCTTCACCTGTTAATAGTCCAACACCATTGCTTAGGCTTTCACGTGCTTGTTCCATTGCAGTGTATAGTCCTTCTAGTGCTGGCTTCACACCTTGTACGAACTGTGTGCTTTGATCCACACCCATTTCATCACGGATAGCGTCAGCAAGTTCTAGCATACTTTCTGTTTGCATTTCTGCTGTATCTTCCATCCAGTTAGTAACACGATCAACCATATCTTTTGCAGCCATAATAATTTCTGCATTGTCTTCTGCACCTTCAGTAACTACTGCTTCATCAGTTTTCTTTTTATCCTTGATGGCTTTCTTCATTGGCTCTTTCTTGTCGCCGTCTTTGTCCATATCTAAAAAGTCAGGCTTTGCTTTCTTTTCTTCAAGTGCTTCTTCTTCAATATCACCACGCTCTGAAATTTCAGCATTCAACACGTCTAAGAACAGTTTAGACTTTTGATAATCTTCACTTTCGATTACTGTATCAAAACTTTCACTAACTTCAATTTGAGACAACTTGGTGCGGATTTTGTTACGTGCATCCTGTAGTTGTTCTAATGTAAAATTTTCTAATTTAATTCTTGAGCCAAAGCGTTTTGCTAGGCTTTCGTTTAAGCTCTTTGCTGTTACTGGTTTTCCAAATTCACTAATGATCATGTTTGTATTCCTAAAAGGTTGTGTTAAAGTTATTTATCTCTATTCGAAGATGATTGCTTCTAATTTTTGACTAGTTCTGTCCCTATGAGATTTACTAACTTCATATCTTACGTATGCTAAATCTTTCTTCATACTGTTATTACTGTTTTTTATTGTATATTCATAAAAAATACAGTCGTTATCATGTTTTGAATACTCTTTATCGTATTCTTGGATTAAAGTAATATCATTATCAATGCTATATTCTTTTGCAACTGCAAGAGCTCCTAGTTTGCTATTTGCCAAATAAAATTGCTTGCCATTTTCACAATCAAATAAAATATAACCTTTATTTCGACTATATCTAATTGCAACTTTTCCAATACGAATACTGTTACCTTTACGCATAGGCAAAGGATTACGTTTGGTACCGCTATCAATAAGATGCGCTAATTTTTTAGAAAGGTTTACGTCCATTTTTCACCAGATACACTTTTCCATCTTCTACAATTTTCGTTATTAAACTTTTCCTAATAAGGTTTTCAATTACGGTTTGCTCTCGTTCAGTAAATTGTTCTGGTATCATCACATCTTTGATTTTATCCAACAACTCCGCTTCCTCATTAGTTGTTTGGATTTCAAAGTGTGATATTAATTCATTAAA